AATACAGTATGGACCTAAAAAAATATAGAGATTTTATTATTGAAGCAGAAACTGCCCGTGATAAATTGGTGCAGGAAAACCTTCCTTACAAACGTGATGATTTAGATCCTGTAATGAGCAAGGATACCGTAGATTATCATTTTGGAAAATTAGCGGCCGCTTATGTACGCAGATACAATGACAAAGAGGGTGATGACTCATTCAACTACGGAGGTGCCACATTACATAATATTTTCTTCCCTCAAATGCAACCACCTACAGTCGGAAATAAACCTAGTGGAACTAGCGAACAACTAATTAATAACAAGCACGGCAACTTTGAAAAGTTCAAAGATGAGTTTATTAAATCAGCAATGAGCATTCAAGGGTCGGGCTGGGTATATATGGATACTAAAGGAAATATCAAAACTATTAGTAACCACAAATATACAAAGGGTATGAAAATTGCCCTGTTGGTAGATATGTGGGAACACGCTTTCGCACTTGATTACCAACACGATAAATCCAAATATCTAAACAATATTTGGAAGATAATAAATTGGAATGTCGTTAACGACAGATTACAAGGAGAATAATATGAATCCTATTACTTGGATTAAAGAAAGACTTGACGAAAGAACCTCTTGGGACGGAGCCGTTCTAATTGGTGTAGGTGTAGTAGTTTTAATCGCAGGACCATTAGCAAAACTAGTAGCATACGGTGCAATTGCTTATGGTGCTTGGACCTTGTGGAAAAAAGAAAAGTAAGATGCCACAGGCTGTTGATCTTACAGAATCAGCAATTAGGCATCTAGAACGCCTAATAGAAAAAGAAGGCAAACCCGTCGTACGTCTGAAAGTAAAAGGCGGCGGGTGCGCCGGCTTTTCTTACCTATGGGAAATGTCAGATTCTAAAGAGTTTGACGATGAAATAATTCAATTAAGAAACGGAGATCTAGCAATAGATTCTGCCAGCCTGCTTTATGTTATCGGAACCACAATTGACTTTGTAGAAGAAACATTCGGTTCCTATCTTCAAATTAGAAATCCTAACGTAACATCTAGTTGCGGTTGCGGCGAAAGTTTCGCTGTATAAATTAACTGCTAATATTTAGAAATAGGGATATCAGCACTTGCTGGCATATCCCATCTTTGTGCAAAGCGTTTTGCATCACAGTTAGAACATACGTGAAAGTAGTTGTTGCTCAGCCGGGCTCTATTGATCTTTTTGAGATCCCTGGTAAATACTGTATCACAATTGTCACAACGTAAACTTACAATGGTTTTTACTCTATTGTAGGTGTGAGTTTTTCCAAGTTTGCTCTTGCGTTTGTGTTCAGTTATCTTTTGTTCTGTACCTAAAAACATACAAGTATTTACACTTTTACATTAGGCTTATAGAATGAATTGATAAATACTAGGACAAAGAAAGACCTTTAGGGGATAAAATGGCGAGAAAAGTAATTGATGTAGGTGCTGTAGGTAACGACGGAACCGGCGATAGTATTAGAGCTTCGTTTACTAAAGTAAATGATAACTTTAGAGAACTCTATAGTTCATTAGGACTGGGCGAAAGGTTAACATTTATTGGCCTAGATGATACTCCAGAAACCTTTTTAGGACAAGAAGGTGCAGTACTAACAGTCAATGAAACCACTGATGGCGTTAAGTTTAAACAAATTACTGGTGGTGTTGGTGTTACAATTGATGACACAAGTAACCCTAACGAAATTATTGTTTCAACAGAGTTTAGTGAAATTTCCGGTGACCAATCACCGCAGTTAGGTGGAGATCTATCTGCAAGATCGGGTGGTAATCAATATAGAATTCAAGATCTAGTAACTCCCATTACAGACGATGAAGCAGCAAATAAAGAATATGTAGACACTAAAATTTCTCGTGCTGGTGTAAATGCTATCGATCCTGAGACTGGTGGAGTTAACTCTTCATTTGGTAGAATGAGTGGTCCACTGATCCTTTCTAGATCTCCAGAACCAGATGATGATGAATTGTATGGCGGATTAATTGCTGCTACAAAACAATATGTAGATAGTTCATCGTTCGGTTCTAGTGTTAACTTATATGTTGCTACCAGTGGTTCAGATGAGCGTCCTGGTGTATCAGATGATCTACAAGGTCGTGCATTAGCATACGCATACAGATCCATTGAAGCAGCACTAAAACGTGCTGAAGAAATTCTTTTAGAATCCAATGATGACATTGGTCCTTACAAAAAATTATTAACATATAACAACGGCAGTGGGATTGTTATCCTTAATGCTGTTGAAACATCTCCAGATAGTGGTGCTGGATTTTCTGGAACACCAACACTAAGTGTTGATACTATCAGTCTAGCAAATGGTGGTACAAACTACAGAGCTGGAGACATTATAGAAATTGCAGGCGGCACAGGCGATGCTGCTAGATACGAAGTTTTAACAACACTTACTACACCAGGTGCTATTTTAACATTTAGACAATTATCTTCAGGTAACTATACAGCATTGCCTGGAAGCACAGGAGTAACGTCTACAACAGATAGTGCGTTTGGTAATGGTGCAACATTTAATATTACATACAAAGTTAACGGTGTTAGTATTAGTAGTGGTGGTAGTGGTTACAGTCTAGTATCAATTAGAATTACAGGTGGTGGAGAAACCAGAGGAGCCTTTGGTGTAGCAACAGTTGTTGCCGGAGTAATTACTTCTGTTGAAATTACAGACGAAGGTACAGGATTTACAACTGTTCCTAATGTAGTTGGTGACCTTCCAAGGTTCTTACTAAAAACAGAAGGTTATCGTACAGACTTTACAGGTGACGTTTTAACTGATACTCCTGTAGCATTTAGAACAAGAGATATTAGAGAAGGGTTATACTTACGTGGTGAAGAGTCAGGTGCTCTTGCACAAATTCTTGCACACGAAGGTGCATTAGATAGTTTAGGAAACGAGATTTTTGATGTTGACATTAAGTATGGAAACTTCCAAATTGGCGAACCAATTTCATACGGTGACATCACTAACCAAACACAAATTACAGTATTAGTTGAAAGTGGTATCTACGAAGAAAACCTTCCACTAAAAGTTCCACAGAACGTTTCTGTTGTGGGTGATGAATTTAGACGTTGTATTGTAAAACCAAAACCAGGAACTTCAAGTTCTCCTTGGGCATTTATTAAATTTAGACGTGATCCTGTGATCGACGGAATGCAGGTTACTGATAGACTATTTGGTTATCATTATCTACAGGATACATCAGAACCTGTTTATCCTAAAATTAATAATGGCGGTGGTAGAAAATCCGCTGCACAATTAATTAAACTAAACAAAGTTTTTATTCAGAACGAAGTAATTGGTTGGATCAATTATCAAATTGTTAATAATATTTCTCCGTTCACAACAACGTTTTCCTATAATGAAGCATTGTGTAAACGTGATGTTGGTCTTATTGTTGATGCTATGGTGTTTGACATCAAGTGGGGAGAATACAATAGAACTATTTCCGCAGGTTTAAAATATTATCAAAATGCCAGCGGTAGATTAGCAATTACTACACAGAAGTCTGAAACAATTTTAGGTATTCAAAGAGTTGAATACTTGGTTAATAATATTATTAATAATATTTTAATTAGTGATACCTATCAAGATGTATTCCCACAGATACAAGACAATGCATATGTTAAAGAATCAGGATCAGAAGCAATTGTTACTGCATTGGTCGCAGCATTAGTTGATGTTATTGACGGTTCAGGAAGTGTTAACTATCCTAAAGAAAACGATCAGATGGACGTGTTTATGGCGAACGATGCTGTTCGTTGGCAAGGTCTCACAATGCAAGGACACGGAGGTTTCTCCTTAGTACTTGACCCAACTGGACAAATTCTTGCTAAGTCACCATACGCACAGGAGTGTGCTTCATTCTCCAAATCAATTAATAGTCAAACATTTGCGGGAGGTATGTTTGTTGATGGATTCGCAGGAAACTTACAGTTCTTACACTCTGAAACAATAGCAGGAACAGGCAATACAAGACTTAAAGTTGCCGGCCTTGATAGAATACCACAACTTCCGGCTTCTTTTATTGTTGACGATACTGTTTACAGAATCAACTATGTAAGAGATTATGTTTATGATCCTGCTGGTTCAACGGCTACATTTGTTCTTGACGAAACAACACCATTTACTAAAACTCCTGGTGCTATTACTATTGATAGCGTAACAGTTGCAGCAATAGGCGTTATTAATAAAGCCAATCACGGATTGCAGGCCGATTCAATTATTAAATTCACATCAACAGGAACATTGCCGGGCGGAATTGAAGCAGGTCGTGAATATTTTGTTATGGAGAGCGGCCTAACAGTAAACACATTTAGAATTTCAACCGACTTTACAGCATCTGCTGTGCCTGTTGAAATTACCAGTTCAGGATCAGGAACAATCAAATATCAAAGATCATATGAAGTGTTGATGCCTGGTAACAGATCAATGCTATCAAACGACTTTACACAAGTTGCTGATATGGGATACGGTCTAATTGCAACCAACGGTGGTTTGACAGAAGCAGTATCAATGTTCACATACTACTGTTATACTTCTTACTATTCATTGAATGGTGCACAGATACGTTCAGTTGGCGGTTCTAGTGCTCACGGTGTGTATGCTCTTGTTGCAGAGGGTTCAGATCCATTAGAAGTTCCGACCCCAGTAACAATGTATTATGACCTAGCACAAAGAGTTGATTGTTATTTCCCTACTGCACAATATGCTAACACAGCAAACGGATTATTTGTTTATGTAACAAATTACGACTATGTTCCTCTAAACAACTCAGAACTTGAAGTTGACCACGGTAACCTAATTTATAGATATCCAGTAACTTCTGTTACAACTCAAGATTTACCAACAGGTGTTGCACGTCTAAACTTAACCAGTGACACAACAGGTAACTTTGAAGGCTTATATGATGCTATTCCAAATGGCACTAAGATGTCATTGCGTTCAAACTCACAGATTGTTTTAACAGGTGATATTGTTGAAGTTGCTACAAGACCTTCCACAGGTTTAAGACTACAAGAATCCTCAGACGTTTATCGTGTTCTTCAATTTGAAGATTATGTAGATTCGAGAGGTTTATCAGAAGTTGAATTTACCGCAGCAGATCCTGCTAAGGTCACTTTCTTAATAACAGTAACAGACATTTCAAGTAATGAATTGTTTACCACTAACAGAACGCACGGATTAAGAACAGGAGATTTCTTTGTTCCGAAGACATCTGATAACGGATTAACAGCAGGTACTGTTTATTATATTGAATCTACACCTAACTATGATGAATTTACATTAGCAGCAACATCGGGCGGTGCTAAACTTACATCGTTTGTTGATGGTACCAGTTTAAATATTAAAGGAAAGATTCCTCACAAACAGCAAAGAAATTACCTGTTAAGTTTTGAATCAACTGGAGACTTACCAACCGGAATTCTAGAAGGAGAAAAATATTATGTTCTAGAAGAAGGTTTAACTAATATCGATTTTAAAATTGATATTGCTCCCACACTAAGTGGTATCGCAACTACCACAACAGGTACCGGAACTATTTCAGGAATTGTTGAAGGACTAGGTAAAACAACACTTAGAGAAAACTATAACTATATAGATTTAACAATCTATAAACCAGGTGAATATGTAACTAGTCCCACTACTTGTACACTAACTGTTGCTGCTCCTTGTATTGTTACATCAGTAGGTCACGGATTAAATGTTGGAGATGTAATTAGATTTGATACCAGTGGTACACTACCAACCGGACTTAACAATCAATCACATTTCTTTGTGTTTACTACTCCAACTCTTGATACATTTACTATCAGTGTTGAACATCCAAGTCTTGCTGCTGCGATTCCTTTAGAAACAAGTGGATCACAAAGTGGTATTCATACATATGGTTTGGTAACAGGTAGAGTAGGCGATGATAATTTTGCTGTTGTTCCAGTTGCTCCGCAAGAACGTGCAAGAGTTGCTGGAAGTAAAATTATATTCAACGGTGAAGAATATATTATTTCCACATATGAATCAGAAGATGATTTAAGTGAACCTTGGGCAAGAATTACTCTTAACCGCCCATTAGAAGACAGTGTTATTGCATACGGTGCTACCTATACTATAAGAAGTGCTGTTCCTATTAGAACAACTGGAGCAGAAGGTAATCTAACAATCAGAATTTCATTAACTCGTGTTACATCACACGATTTACTTGAAGTTGGTACAGGATCATATGCGGATACAAACTATCCAAACGAAATTTATGGTCCGCCGGTTAATGCTCTTAACCAAGATACTGAAACAGATGAACGTGATGTAGGACGTGTATTCTATGTGACCACTGACCAATTTGGTAACTTTAGAGTTGGTCCTTACTTCAGCGTTGACCAAGGTACAGGTCAAGTTACATTCTCTGCTGCGATTGCGTTGAGTAACTTGGACGGTATTGGATTTAAACGTGGTGTTCCTATTGCTGAATTCTCAACAGACTCAGGTATGACTGACAACGCTGTTGATACTGTTCCAACAGAAAACGCAACAAGACTTTATATTGAAAGACGTTTAGGTACTTCACACAGTGGAGCACCGATTGAACAAGCTCAACTAATTCCGCCATTGAGTGGTGGCTTTATGCCATTAGATGGTTCGTTGAATATGAAGAATGCTATGGACCTTGGCAACAATAAAATTATCAACGTTGCTGATCCAGTTAATCCAAATGATGCTGCTAACCTAGCAGCAATTAGATTTGACAACTTGTCTGACTTTTCATTCACTGATCTACAAGCAAATCAAATTTTAGTATTTACAGGTAATGAACGTGACGCTATCAACGCAACTGTTCAAGGTGATATCACATTTAATATTGACTCAACAGCAAACACCATCGATGCACAAATCGAACCAGACACAATTATAAATGCTGACGTTAACAGTGCTGCTGGTATTGAGCAAAGTAAACTTACTATGCAATTGGCTACTACTTCTGCTCTTGCACCAACAGGTGCTGCCGAAGTACTTCAAGCAGCAAGTGGTATTGCGAGTTTTGATGATGCACAATTTACAATAAGCAACGGTTGGGTTACAATTAAAAATAACGGTGTTGCTAAAAATAAACTTGCACAGGTCGCTGCCAAGAGTGTATTAGGTAACAACGGACTTTCTAGTGCAGATGCAGCAGACATCGGTATGTCAACTGTTGTTGATAGTGGTGGCGGTATTAAGAAATCTCAATACAATGTAACAGGCTTATTGAGAAGAATTAATTCTGGTAGTAACGCTAATGATGTAGACTACACTGTTATCGAAACTTCTGCTTCATACAGTGGTACTGCTGATAACAATAAACTTATAAACAGAGATAGCAATGGTGACTTCGGTGCTCGTGTTGCTGATCTTTCACAATTAAACATTGACGGCAAAGAAGCAATTGATACAGGTTCATTGAGTGGATCTAGTGGTTACATTAGATTACATACATACGGTACCAATGGTGGTATCTATCTAAATGATGGCACACTTGCCGCAGACAAACGTACTGAGTATTGGAACGACAGCCATATATTTAAAACACAAAATGGTTTGGCCAATGCACCAATTACAGCATCACAAGTACAAACTCTTTCATTAACCACTGGTGGTAATACAACATCAGGTACAATTACAGGACGTTGGACACTTACAGGAACTTCACCAAACGAATCACGTTTAGAAGCAACTTATAGTGCTGACGTTGCAGAATACTACGAAGGTGACAAGGAATACGAAGTCGGAACAGTGTTAGTATTTGGTGGTGACAAGGAAGTCACAACTACAAATAAAAACAGTGACACAAGAGTTGCTGGTGTTGTTTCAAATACTGCGGCATACGTGATGTATACTGCGTGTCCAGGATTGAAAAATCTTGTTGCACTAACTGGTAGAGTTCCTTGTAAAGTAGTTGGAAAAATCAAGAAAGGTGATGTTCTTGTTACAGCAGGAATACACGGTGTAGCAACAGTAACAACAGATCCTAAAGTAGGAACAATAGTTGGTAAGGCGATCGAAGATTATGATAGTGATCATATTGGAACAATTCAAGTGGCAGTGGGGAGATCATAATGGGATATAGCAATAATATTACTCCAGGCAAACCACCACTACTATGGCAGAATATCAAAGATTCATTTGATCAAATCAATGAAAACTTCACACTGATTGGTGCAACTCTTACAGGCGGTGAACAAAAAGATATTTCTTCTGCTACTAAGGCTAATCCAGTTGTAGTAACAACTACTTCAGCACACGGTTTAACTGATGGACAACAAGTAACAATTACTGATATAGTTGGTATGACCGAACTAAATGGTAATACCTATTATGCCAATGTATTAACAACTACAACATTTTCTCTGTATACCGACGATGCACTTACAGTATCAGTAAATGGAACAGGTTACGGAACATATGTTTCCGGTGGTCAAACTCAAGGACTATTAGGATTTAGTAATTTAGATTTTTCAAATTTTGGTTCTAGCATTGTACCAGCAGCGACTAATTTATATACACTAGGTACATCTGCAAAACAATGGAAAGAATTACATCTAGATGAAACTAGTTCAACACCGGGATATGAAGATAATGGTTTATGGATTGGTACAGCACAAATTACAGGTGCTGGAGGAGTAATTAATCTTCCAGCCGATTCAACAATCAATGGTGATTTAATCATAGATCCTGAGAAAAGATATTTTAGATATATTAACCTAGATGACGGTGATACTGTAGAAGCAGATCATACTAATGACACATTATCATTCTATGGAGGTACTGGTGTTCAATTAGTTGCAGGAAGTGACGCAGATAGTATTACATTTATTAATGATGGTGTTACACAGTTAACAGGAAGTACAGGTATTGGTGTTAGCACACCAACAGGAAATATTACATTAACTAATACTGGTGTAACTAGCGTATCAAATAGCACATCTTTACCAACAGAGGCTACCGGTAGAGCTGCTGGTTTAGGTATTAGCACAAGTGCAGGTACTGGTGGTATTTCACTTACCAATACAGGTGTTATTAAAGTTGAAGCAGGCTTTGGTATTACAGTTTCAGCAGATCCAGCAACAGGTATTGTTAACGTTTCAAACAGTGCTCCTGCGGTTCCAACTTTCCAAAGTTTTGTTGTACTCGGACAGCCAACAATTAGTCCGGACAGCACTTCTGACACATTAGAATTTATAACTGGTTACGGTATTAACATTGTTAACGATGCTGTTGCTGATACAATGACAATCTCCGTTGATCAAAATATTGATATTAACGGTTCAGTATTTGCTGATGACTCGACACTATTAGTTGACGGAATTCTTGGAAGAATTGTTGCAGACGTATATGCAGATGTATATGGTAATCTAACAGGTAACGTTACAGGTAACGTTACAGGAAACCTAGTAGGTGACACTACAGGTTATCATACAGGCGATATATCAGGTTCAGTATTTGCAGACGATAGTACATTGTTGGTAGATGGTGTAGCAGGAAAGATTGTAGGTATAGTAGACACTACATCAGTAACTTCTACTAACATATCAGGAAGCACTATTAATGCAGTATCTATAGAGGCAGATACTTTTACTGCTAATAACGAGATAGAAACAGTAGACCTAATAGTTACAGGAACTATAACAGGAAACCTAACAGGTAATCTTGAAGGATATCATACAGGAGATGTAACAGGAAGTGTGTTTGCACAAGATTCAACACTGTTAGTTGATGCTGTTGATGGAAAAATTGTTGGTCCTATTGTTTCTGATGATATTCGAGGAAACTTTATAGGTACTGTTTTTGCAGAAGACTCAAGCGTAATTATTAATGATCTGGGAGAAATTACATATACTGCCACTACACCAAGTGATTGGAATGGAACTCCTCCGACTACTATTGGCGAGGCTATAAACAGAATAGCAGCCAAACTGAAACTTGATTCTGGAACGGGGGCGTAAGTAGATGGCTAAACTAACAGTAAACATCGGAACAAGCGCAAACGACAGAACGGGTGATAACCTACGCACGGCGTTTAACAAGATTAACACAAACTTTGATGAATTGTATACCGCATTAGGCTTAGATGATGCAAGTTTAAATCTAGGCGCATTTGAATTCACAGGTAGTGTAATGACTACCACTGACTCAAGTGCTATTACAATCGATCAGGCTGTAACGGTTTCAAGTGATCTAACAGTGGGTGGTGATGTTGTTCCAAGCACTGACTTTGGTAGCAATCTAGGATCACCGACAAAGAGATTCAAGGATCTATACGTAAGTTCAAACACAATTTACATTGGTAACACAACATTAAGTGTAACTCCAGGTGGCACACTAGCAGTAGGTGGTGCAAGTGTATCATCGTTTGATGGTGCATATAGTTCATTAACAGGCAAACCTACAATACCAACAGCAACAAGTGACCTTACAAACGACAGTGGGTTTTTAACGTCCATTGCAGTAACTGGAACATATAATGGCGCAACAGCAACTATTACAGATTACGTAGGTATTGATAATCCGTATGAAGGCGCATTACCTCAATATGATTCATCAGTCGGTGGATGGACTTCATTAAAGTTTCCGCTATATGGAAACACTACTGATAACGAGGTTGCTATTTTTAGTCTAGCCGATGGCGGGTGGGTTAATAGTGCTTTAAAAACAATTAACGGAAACACTATACTAGGTAGTGGTGATATTGTTATAGCAGGTGGAGCCAGCCTACCAACAGTAGTGAATGATCAAATAACTCATACTCTACAAGATTTAACAGGCTTTGGTGCAGGCAGCGCAGCGGTTACAGCGTTCACAACAACTGTAACTCCTAGTTCTGTAACATCACCGGTATTTTTGACAATCAATTTACAATCCAGTGGTCGATTGGGCACAGGAGAATTCGGATTAAATTTAGTTTTAAAACAGGACGGAGTAGATGTTCCAAACAGTAGAAGATTATTTATGGTTCCAGAAATGAATGTCTCATACGATGGAACCAACATCACATACACCCATACCTGGATTCCTGGAACAACTAGTGCAACATCAATTGAACTATGGGCTTATAATAATGGCGGTGCTGGAGGCAGAATTGGAAACAGTTTAAACCCAATAGGAAGTATATCAGCAATAGTATGGTAAGGTAAATATAGTATATAGGAAAGCAAAATGGCAGACATACAAACGATTAATGTAGGAAACTTGGTAAACGATGGTCTTGGTGATGATCTAAGAACCGCGTTCCAGAAGGTCAATGCTAACTTTGCTGACCTTAATGCAGAATTAACTGTTACTGTTGTTAATACAGGAACTACTGGTGTAGGTCTATTTAAACAAAAAGTAGGTGCCGAACTGCAATTTAAAAGTCTAGTTGCAGGCAGTAAAATGGTTTTAAGTGAAGGCAGTGATTCTATTACTGTTAATAACAGCGCACCTGATGCATTTATAAGATATGATACTGATGCAGGAACAATATCGGCAAGTACTAAACAACAAATTTATATGCAAGGTACTTCGGCTCCTAATTCAGAAACAGGAATAAAAGATATCGAAGTTACAACTGACGGAACCAATGGATTACTTTTTAAAACTATTATTCCGGTTACAGAATATCTAACAACATATGACTACGGTTATATTAACAGCACATTCGATAATGCATTGCAGTTTGCATTCAATGTATCAAACTCCGACTTTGGAACTATCACTCTCGCTTCAGATGTAGAATTGGACTGTGGCGGTCTTACTTAAGGAGGTTCAACAATGGCAGTAACTTGGAACACGCCAGCAGGTGACCTCGGAATTCTAGAAGAAAGAATTACTGTTGAAATCCCGCTTAGTGCAAGTTCTAATTCTGGCGACATAACATTTAGTGTTATCGCAGGAAATTTGCCTTCTGGTTTACATTTAATAGACAATGTAATTAAAGGAACTCCTGCAGAAGTAACAAAATTTACAGAATCAAGATTTGTTATCAGAGCTCAAGACAATAATGATGAGAAAGATAGAACATTTAAATTAAGCGTTGATGGTTCCGATTTTCCAGAATGGATTACTGATGAAGGTTATCTAAATGTTGGTTTCGGAGATGCATATTTTGTTCTTGATGATTCGCAAGTAGATTTTCAACTAGAAGCAACAGACAAAGATGTTATTGCTGGAGATGTATTAGAATACTATCTAGTACCAAACAGCGGACAACTACCTCCAGGATTAAAACTTTCCAAAACAGGACGTATATCGGGATTTACATTACCTGTAAGTGCTATTGATTACGACTCTAATCCAACAGGTGCATATGATACACATTCATTTGATACCGTTCCATTAGATATCGCTAAGAATAGTTCAACTGGTTTTGATACATATTTTTATGATAATCAGACTTATGATTACTCACAAAATGCTAGAACTCCTAAAAAGTTAAGTAGGATTTATACGTTTAGTATTGCAGTAACAGACGGTGTTAATGCTGTTAGTAGAGTGTTTAAAATCTATGTTGTAACTGAAGAATTTTTACAAGCAGATAATACATTACTACAGGTTGATACAAATTTATTTCAAGCAGACAGTTCAAGAGATAGACAACCTCTTTGGATCACAGATTCATATTTAGGAAAACATAGAGCCAATAACTATCTAACAATATATTTAGATGTATATGATCCTCCTTCGCTGGCAGGAACTATTACATATTTTTTATTACCTAATAATCCGGATGGAAGTACCAGTAGAATACCTCCGGGATTAGAATTAGATTCTACATCTGGAGAACTTGCTGGTAAAGTTCCTTATCAAGCCGCTGTAACTAAAAACTACAAATTTACAATGCAGGCTGTAAACTTTCCTGCAACATTGGCGTATGCCGATTATACTCTAGTTGGAGATTGGGATTCAACTACTGCTTATTTTGTAAACCAAGCAGTAAGATTTAACGGATTCATTTATATTTGTTTAAAGCCAAATAGATTTGTTATTCCTACAGATGATCCTGACACTTGGCAAATAGGTGTATCTACTTCTGAAAAAACTTTCAATATAGATATTATTGGTGAAATTGAAAGTTCTATTGAATGGATTACTCCTAGCGATAGAGGAACTATTAAACCTAATCAGCCTAGTAAATTATTTGTAGAAGCAAAAAGTTTATTATATGGCGGAAGAATAGCATACAGTCTTACATCAGGTGAACTTCCTCCTGGTCTAAGATTTTTACCTAATGGTATTATCGAAGGAAAAGTAAAACAGTTTGCCGATGACAATAGTAATGGATTAACAAGATTTTTCGATCACGATTCAAGTTTAATTGATTCCACAGGATCTAGATCATTCAATACCACATTTGATGCTACATCATCTACATTTGATAAAGAATTTAGATTTACAGTTAAAGCACAGGATGGTGCCAACTTCGCTGAAAGTGAAAGAGAATTTGTAATTAAAGTCATTTCTGATAGAGAAAAAACTTTTTCAAACATCTATGCCAGAGCATTACAGTCGAAACAAAAACGTTTAGACTGGTTTAACTTTATTACAGATGCTACTATATTCCAACCTAACGATATCTATAGATATGGTGATAACAATTTTGGTATACAAACTGAATTAAAATTTATTATGTTTGCAGGTATCGAAAGTGTAGAAGCGGTAAAATATATTCAAGCATTAAGTAGAAATCACTATAATAAAAGATTTACCTTTGGTAATTTAAAAAGTGCCAAAGCGAAAGATCCTGATACACAAGAAACTATATACGAAGCAATCTATGTTGAAATTATAGATGATCTAGAGAAGAATGGAAAAAGTATTTCTAAAACAGTTGAACTAGATGATGATATTAACAGCAAAATTTTAGTAAGTTATGCTGGTATTAAAGTTAATAGTGATATTCCGTTAGTAAGTGATAGTGATTTACAAAGAGTATTTCCTAATTCGGTAAAAAATATGAGAAGCAGAATTAGAGAAATTGGAGATCGAGACCGTGAGTTTTTGCCTCTTTGGATGCGTAGTATACAAGATGAAGAACAATCAGAATTGGGATTTACAAAAGCACTTGTTCTGTGTTATACTAAACCCGGACGATCAGCATCAGTAATGGCTAGAATAAAAACCAACGGATTTGACTTTAAAACCATTGATTTTGTAGCAGATCGTTATATAATAGATATAATAGATGGACAGATACGAGATCAATACCTTAAATTTCCGCAGCAAAACATTACAAATCACGCAAATAGTACCAGCGTGTCACAGGATATTGACGATGATCCTAGTCCTGGATTTACAGTAACCGCAAGTGGATTCTAGATATTAGATCCGTGATAAATACTACTACAAATAAATTGGAGATAGAAAGTGGCAAGTACAATTAATTATTTGAGTATTAATGAGAACTTTCCTGTAGCAGGAAGAGATAATGATACTCAAGTGTTCAGAGATAACTTTGATACAATCAAAACAAGTCTAAGAAGTGCTAAAGACGAAATCACAGACTTGCAAGATAACACTGCAAAACTAAATGCTGACAATGACTTTGAATTAAACAAAATTCAACGTGCATTACTACAAAACAACAGAACACAAAAATTCGACGGCGGAACTGTTTCAGCAAGTCCTACTACGATTGACTACGAAAACGGTGGTTATCAAATTTATCGTGTAAGTGCAAACATCAATATGGATTTCTTGAACTTCCCTGGAGACCCAGTCTTTACTACAGAAACTACTCCAATCGGTATGGGTAAAATAACTCTCGAACTTTATAATTCAGGAAGTGAAAGTCACACTGTAAATTTTGTTACTTCAGGCGGAACGGTTATTAAAAAAGACCCAGATTTCCCTGCACTACTTACTTTGAGTTCAACTGTTAATCCAATCTTTGTTGAAGTATGGAGACACAGTGCAGAAGTAATCTTTATGCGCTATCTAGGACAATTTGCATAATGTTTCACCCTTTCGAGGAAAACGTTCAAGAATTAAAAGATTCAGAATTAGAGTCACGTATATCTGAATTGAGCAGAAAATATAACTCTGCGGCACGTTTAGGTAAAAGTCACCTGTTGACACAAATCGCAACATTTGTTACAATATATAGAGATGAGGTAAGAAGAAGAGCTCTTACAGCAAAACTTAATAATGCAAATGATAAAGATTTGGATCAACTAATTAATGTCGACTAAAACAAATACAATAGAACAACTAGTAGAAGGTGTTGTAACTCACGGTCCGGATATCCTTGAGCATTGTGTTTGTTCTGAAAACCTCGACAACTATATTAAACGTATAGAACAAGAATTTTTAAATTATCCAAAACCCAAAACAGAAATAAATCCAAATAATTGGTTTATGCCAGACAGTTATAGAGATATGGATATCTATAACTATGTTTTGGAACAATGTCCTAATGATGAAAAGTATATGGCCAGAGTACAGACCGAACTACATCATTTTGAAAAACAAGGTATGTTTATGCTGTTAAAACAAATAAAATACATTGTAGATACATTGAGAAAAAATAATATAGTTTGGGGTGTAGGACGTGGATCTAGTGTAGCCAGTTATGTTCTCCATTTATTAGGGGTCCATCGGATCGACAGTGTTAAATACGATATACCATTAAACGAATTCTTTAAAGGAGTATAAAATGGCTAAAACAGTAAGAAGTATGCGTGGTAAAGAAATTGATATGGAAAAACTTAACCTACGCAATGAATTGCTACCAGCGGTAGGCAATGCTAAAGTAAATGCTCGTGGCGATGAACTAGGAGCAGGCGGAAAGATTGTTCGTACTAGAGAACAAGTACTAGCAGACTATTACAAAAAGAACCCAAGAGCGGTTAAAGAAGAAATTGTTAATCGCGGCAATAATAAGAAAAACTAATAATAGGTGAAATATGATTGAAGGTTCCTTAAGACCTATCCATTCGGATGTATTAGTACACGGTATGTATTTTGGTGAAATTAAAACCAAAAGTGGTTTAATCATCGGTTCTGATGATGCAAAAGCACACGGAGTTAAACCTCGATGGGCAAAAGTATATGCAAAAGGTCCTGAAAATAAAGACGAGTATCAAGTAGGCAATTATATTTTAGTAGAACACGGCCGTTGGACTCGCAAAGTAAAAATTAAAGATCCTAACCTAGGTGAGATTGAAGTTCAAAAAGTTGAACTAACAGCAATCCTTGCTTGGTCAGACGAAGAGCCTGATTTAAACTATTTCGGTCAAGAATACTCTAACGGATCAACAGCATCATTTGATCCGGGTATGTTTATCGACAATCACAGAGTCTAATTATTAACACAAAACAGTTTCTGGACACAATCTAAAGGTCAGTACTTTTCTAGGACCTTTAGTTGTGTTAATAGAGACCTCCCCTGTCTTTTCGTGAAACTCAATTTTAGTAATTCTGGCTTTATCATTATTCTTTCCTACAATAATTTCTTGACCTAGTTCTAAGTTTAGTGAAATGTTTTTAATCATTGGAGTTCTCCTTTTGATACATAACGATTGTTATAAAAATATTTACCAGAACGATTGACAACGATTAACTACTAGTATAAAATATAATATAACTTAGAAAAGGAGTCATCCGTGGCAGTAGATTTGAACAAGTACAAAGACTTTGTACAGAAAGTAACATCAGAAGAATCAAATGACAATAACCGTTTATACGGTCGTATGGGCTATCTCAGCGGATATGCTCATAAAGTTGCTGAAGATAAAGTACAAAATGAAGCACCAGTAAACATTGCACTATTGTTAACAGGCGGTATTGGATTAAGTTCTGAAACTGGTGAGTTTAACGAAATTATTAAAAAAGTTTTATTTCAAGGTAAACCTTGGAACGAAGATGTTCGTTTTCATCTTAAACGAGAACTAGGAGATATTCTTTGGTATTGGGTAAACAGTTGTCGTGCATTAGATTTAGATCCTAACGAAGTAGTTGCAGAAAATGTAGAAAAACTTAAAGCACGTTATCCAGGTGGTGAGTTTGATGTGTTTTATTCCGAAAACCGTAAGGAAGGGGATCTATGAGTGGAAGATCTAAAAGTTTGCAGTAAGTGCGGTATTAAGAAAACTCTCGAAAACTTTGGCAAAAGTAGTGGTGCAAACTATTATAGAAATGAATGCAAAGATTGTAACAAAGAGTTAGGCAAAGTAAGAAGTTATTTAAAAAGTATTACTCCTCCACCAGCCGCAGATTATATTTGTCCAATTTGTAATAAAGATGCTGATCAAGTAAAAGGCGCTGGAGGACAAAAATCAGGTCATTGGTGTTTAGATCACGATCATAAAACAAAACAGTTTCGAGGTTGGCTTTGCCATACTTGTAATAGAGCAATTGGCCAATTACAAGATGATGTTGAAAATTTAAAAAGAGCTATAGAATATTTAGAAAAAACCATAGTATTGGAGGAAGATGAACTCAAAAAAACGGCCAGATAATGTAGCACTGCATCCAAATGCATTACCTTATCCAAGTAATGTAGGTGCTCCTTCATTTACAGTACCCGATATATTGTCTTTCAAAAATCAACGTGGAGTAAATGCTACTCATCATTTAGAAAGTCGTTTTGAAGAATTAAAAAAGGAATATTTTAAATTAGTTTCTCTTGCAGAAGATACAAAACTAGTGTATAATGCAAAGTATGCTTTCGTTCCAATTGTGGGTAAAGTATATCATTTGTATGTAGGATATGATGAAAAATTGTTTTTGAGCATAATTGAACCGAAAAGTGTTACTTGGGAACACAAAGGTAGTTTCAGGTTTACAACAGATAATGTTTGGGAAAGAATATGAAATTTAAAAGTTCTAATATAGAAGGAACAGTTGTTAAAAAAGACGATAGATATATTGTTAAAGATAATACTGTTTTAAAAAATCTTATTGTTAGTAGCACAAGATTAAATCCACGCAAAAGCACAAGCGGCCACAAGCACGAAGGACAGGAAGAAGTTTATATGTTTCTAGAAGGCTCTGGAACTATGGAACTTGATGATGTAACTTATAATGTAGAAGCAGGCGATACTGTTTTAATAGAGGACGGTGTGTTTCATCGTGTACACGCAGGAAATGAAGAATTATACTTTGTGTGTGTGTTTGACGGAAGGAGAAAGTTTTGAAATCATTTATAGTATATGTATGGATGATCGTAGCCTACAATGGCAATCCCATTGTGGTAGGTGAATTTGAAAACTGTGATCAAGGCATTGCCGCGGCAAATAACTTCCATCCGGGATATGTTGCACTACATTGCATTACGCCTGATCTAACGCCACCCGGAGGTGTTTCGTGAAAATTGGAATAACATTTTCATCGTTTGACCTTTTTCATAGCGGACACGTGGCAATGTTGAAAGAAGCAAGATCAAATTGTGATTATATGATTGTAGGATTACAAACTGATCCCACAATTGATAGACCCGAAAAGAACAAACCCGTCCAAAGTGTATTTGAACGATATGTACAATTAGAAGGCTGTAAATATATCGATCAAATTATTCCTTATGAAACAGAAAAAGATTTAATTGATGTACTGCTAACATACCAAATTGACACACGATTTATTGGAGAAGAATACAAAGACTTGGACTTTACAGGCAAACAAATATGTATTGACAAAGGTATAGAAATATATTATAATAAAAGACAACATTCGTTTAGCACGAGCGGCTTGCGGAAAAGGATAAGTGAGGCAAAATGAAAGAACTATGGGTAGAAAAGTATCGTCCTAAGACTATCGAAGGATATGTATTTCGAGACGAACATCAAAAGAAACAAATTAATACTTGGGTAAAAGACAAAAGTATTCCGCATCTTTTACTAAGTGGTGTAGCAGGTATTGGTAAAACAACTTTGGCAAAAGTTCTTATTAACGAACTTGGTATTGAAGATTATGATGTGTTAGAGATCAACGCATCGCGAACAAACTCAGTAGATGATGTTCGTGATAAGATTGTCAACTTTGTACAGATGATGCCATTTGGTCCGTTCAAGGTTGTGTTACTAGATGAGGCTGATTACCTGAGTCCAAACGCACAGGCGGCACTGCGTGGCGTAATGGAAGAGTATCACAGCACAGCACGTTTTATTTTAACTTGCAATTATCCTAACAGAATTATTCCTGCTATACACAGTCGTTGTCAAGGCTTTCACGTTGAACGTACAGACATTACAGAATTCACTGCCCGTGTTGCAACTATTTTAGTTGAAGAAAAAGTTGATTTTGATCTCGATACTTTAGACAATTATGTTAAAGTTGCTTATCCAGATCTTCGTAAATGTATTAATCTAGTACAGCAAAACGTAAACAACAATACATTAAACACACCTAACAAAAGTGATGGTGGAGAAGCAGACTGGAAGTTCGATATGGTCGAACTATTCAAAGATGGAAAAATTAGCGAAGCACGTAAACTACTATGCGGAAAACTTCGTGCTGAAGAGATGGAAGAAGTTTATCGTTGGTTGTATGATAATTTAGAAATCTTTGGCGAAGAAGAAAAGCAAGATACCGCAGTTTTAATTATTAAACAAGGACTAGTAGATCACACACTAGTTGCCGATCCTGAAATTAACTTAGCAGCAGTTTTGATTAAACTTGCAAGGTTAAAATGAAAATAAGATATTACAATAAGATCGACGGATGGCGATGGTTGGGATTTGTTCTGGCTATGGTCGGCGCTTTCTTATTAAGTGGTGGTGATCCAAAACTACAATGGATGGGATGGGGAATAGCATCTATGAGTTGTAGCATATGGATATGGATGGGTATAAAAGATAAAGATGTGCCAAGAGCGTTAATGGAACTATTCTATTTGCTATTAGCGATTCGAGGCGTATATAACTGGATAGGACAATAGAATGGCACACTTAGTAAATGATAAATGTATTAATTGTAAACACACAACCTGTGTAGAAGTTTGCCCGGTTGATTGTTTCTATGAAGGACCAAATATGCTTGTTATTAATCCTGATGAGTGTATTGATTGTGGAGTATGTGTACCCGAATGTCCGGAGGATGCGATTTATCAAACTGATAATAAAGAAGATCCTTGGTACAAACATAATGAATATTTTTCTGTGAAATGGCCTAACATTACTCAAATGCAAGATCCAATGCCTGAATATGAAAAGTATTCTAATAGCGCAGAAGATAAAACAAAACTATTTAGAGCAAAAAATGAAGCATAAATTCGCAAAAGCATATATGGATGTGGCTGAAAGATTTGCCCAATTATCCTACGCAGTTAGATTAAAAGTTGGTGCAATTGTTGTAAAAGATGATCGTATTATTAGTATTGGATACAACGGTATGCCTAGTGGCTGGGATAATGAGTGTGAAGATTGTGTAAGTATAGATGATGTTGGTAGTCCTATTCTTAAAACTAAACCTCAGGTATTACACGCAGAGTCAAATGCTATTACTAAACTTGCTAAATCAACTGAGAGTGGTAAAAATGGAATTATGTTTTGTACACACGCACCTTGCATAGAATGTGCAAAATTAATTTACCAGACTGGAATTTATACTGTATACTATAAAAATAATTATCGTGACACAGCAGGCATTGACTTTTTAAAAGCCAGCGGAGTTAATGTAGAAAAAATAGAGGGGTAGTTATCCCCTCTACTTTGTTATTTCTCTCCGTAAATGTCTAAAATTTCTTTTACCGCTTCGTGGCGTTCTATGTCCTCTTTAGTGAAGTGTACGATGTCAACATATCGATGATTTTCAAAGCCGTTATACAGCCCAAGGAATTCTAGTAAACCGTTGTTACTCGGGCGGTCAGCCTGTTGTAAATCACCAGTTATAATCATCTTAGATCCTTGTCCTAATCTAGTGAGTAACATCTTCATCTGACTAGGAGTTGCGTTTTGCATTTCATCTGCAATAATCACAGAGTTTTTAAAAGTTCTTCCTCGCATATATGCAAGTGGTGCTATTTCTAATAATTCCTCCCTTTGCTGTCTTTCTATTTCTCTCTTACAAAAATTGTCAGAGAATACATCAAAAATCGGTTTAGTCCAAGGTTCCATCTTTTGATTGATATCTCCAGGTAGGAAACCGTGCTGTTCATCCACCGAAACTGCAGGTCTAGTAATCACGATTTTGTCACATAAACCGTCCTTAAACTCGTCGATAGCATATTGTACTGCAAGTAAAGTTTTACCCGTACCTGCTGGACCGATTGCAAAAATTATATGTTTTTGTTCATCGTTTAATTTGTCCATATATAATTGCTGTGATTTGTTTTTCGGAAGTATTTGAATACGCTTAGATTTGTGTGAATTGATATTTACTACGTTTGCGAACGCTGCATTTGACTTGTGTTTTCTTTTCATATTAAGGAATTTCCTCCGTGCTTGATTTGTCCAGGCACAGACACCTTAAAATGAACCAACAATGTAAAAAGTCCGTACCCGAACATACTATTATTTAAGTAGATACAGAGAAAATAATACTGTAACATTAAAAACGAGCATAAATACATTAGGAGAACATTATGGCCAATATAAAAGACGTTTTATTAAACATAGAAAATATCTATGGATCAAACAACAGTTTGAACATATTGAAGGATTTTGAGCGTGTGATCGACGAGCTTGATCTATACGTTTTTGAGAACTGGATGGATGGCGAACTTATGGAAGGACCAAAAGAAGATCGCTATTTTGTAGAATGCACATTTATGTGGCCACGAGATAAAATGCCAGAACCTGCAGGTGGACAAAGATTATTAGAGTATGGTTGTAAAGTAGGTTACGCTGAAAGCATTTTAGCAAATGTTCGTAAGATAGAATCACCAGACGATATTCGTCCTGGAACAAGAAAAGGTAAAATTGATCACGATCCTATTTGGATGGTTAAAATTAAGATGCCTAAGAGATTGATGAAAAATATCGACCGCGGTTATACTAATTTAGATAGAAATAAAGTACAAGATAGTTTATCACAATTACCATCAGCACCAATAGAGCCTGCTGATATAGCGGCACAAGGAACAGCAGATGAAACAGCATAATACAGAAATTTTAGAAGAAGGTTTAAGAACAGGCGACCTAGAAGATACAATTCATCCGGTCTTTGAAGTTGATACATTTAGATCAAAGATGGGCGAAGATCAAGACGTTTGTGTTTTAACCTTTCAGGCGAAAGACAGATATCCTGCTAAAGACTTTATGGAATTTATTGAAAAAGGATATCCTTTTGTTTTAGATGCAGATGTAAGTTCAGGTGAAAATGAAGATGGTGAATATTCTATATTTGTTGAAGTAGAAAGAAGTTCAAGACTTCCAGAACAAATTAAAGAAATGTTATATGGACTTTCTAGATTAACTGGAATTGATGAATGGAAATTTAGTTATTACAAAGACAAAAATAAAAAAGAAGCAACAACAGAAAATTTAAAAGTTATTCCTACATCTAGAAATGTTTATGAAGTTACACTAAGACGTTTTAAAGTAGAAGAAATGAAAAGTTTCTTTAGTAAAACACTAATGGATGATCTAACAATTGACGGTGATGTTATTACTTTTCACAAACCGTTTGATGTTAAAGTACAATTAAAACTAATCCAAGAGGGCGATAATAAGATACTTGAAGGTATGCAAGAGGCTCCTGCGTTAGATGAAAATTCAACTGCTGAAATTTTCTGGCTTACTAAAGTAATGGGCGACTATGGCATTAACAAATTTGGCGACAAGTTTGTTTTTAATAATGGCGACAAGTCATTAGTATTACAAAGGATATAATATGCTATCAGCAAATCAATTCAGTAAACTATTTCCAAATTGCAAAGATCCCGATGGTTGGGTTGATGCTATGAATGAAGTTTTTCCAAAATATGAAATTAACACTCCACGTAGAATTGCAGCATTTATTGCGCAGTGTGGACACGAATCAGGTGGTTGGAGAACCTTCTCTGAAAACCTAAACTACAGTGCTAAAGCACTCGACGCAGTGTTTGGCAAATACTTTGTGAGGGCAGGACGTAATGCAGAAGAATACGCAAGACAACCTGAAAAAATTGCAAACGTTGTTTATGCAAATCGTATGGACAATGGCGATTCTGGGTCTGGGGATGGTTGGCGTTACCGTGGACGAGGACCTATTCAATTAACTGGTAAAGCAAACTACAAATCATTTGCAGGAGATATGGGTGTTGATGTAATTAACAATCCAGATCTAGTTGCAGAAGATAAAACTGTAGCACTAATGAGTGCTATTTGGTTTTGGAATAAAAATGGTCTTAACAAATATGCCGACGACGGTGATATTAAAACAATGACCAAACGTATCAACGGTGGATATATCGGATTAGAAGATCGTATTCATCATTACGAACAAGCAATGGAAGCACTAGGTGAAGATGCTGGTAGTCACGATACAAAAGTAGACGATGGCGATCACGCAGATGCAGAAAACTATGGTGTACTAAAAAAGGGTATGCGCGGCGATGGAGTAAAGGCTATGCAAGAAGCTCTAGGCATTGGAGCGGACGGTATATTCGGCCCAGGCACTGAAGCAAAATTAAAAGCGTGGCAATCGGCTAATGGTTTAACTGCTGACGGTATTGCTGGTCCTGCAACGTTGGGCAAATTACTAGGATAAATTTAATATGTTTAGTTCAATCAAAATTGCAATGGTATTAATTTTATTAGCAGGTGCAGGTGGCGGTTTTGTTTATGTAAAAACATTACAATCTGACTTAGCAACATCTGAGGCCAATAATGCTAAACTACAAGATAGTGTTGCAGAACAAAAAGCAGTAATTGAGCAACAAGCAAAAGATTTTAAGGCTATTCTTGTTGCCAATAAAGAATTAGAAGATCAGAATAGAGTATTAAACACTGAACTTAAAAATTTAGATGATAAGTTTA